CAGCTCGATCCAGATCAGCTTCACCTACAAAGGCATCAACTGCCGCGAGCGCCTCAAGCTACAGCCCAGCCCCGCTAACCTGAAGCGGGCCGAGCAGCACCGGGCGGCGATCCTGCACGCCATCGCCCAGGGAACATTCGACTACGCCGTCACTTTCCCGCAATCAAAGAACCGTTTCAAGTTCGCCGAAACCAAAGGCGCAGGCTACAAGCTCGAGGTCCACCTCGAATCCTGGCTCGCCCGCGCCGAAAAGCATGTCAAGGCCAGCACCTTCGACGACTATCGCAAAATCGTCTTCAATACGCTGATCCCCGTCATCGGCAGCAAGCACCTGGACGAACTCAAGCGCGCCGACATCCGCGAACTCTGCGACCAGCTGCCAGACGCCACCAACAAGCGCCTCGCCAACATCCAGAGCGTGCTGCGCACCGCCCTGCAGGCCGCGCTGGACGACGACCTGATCGATGCCAATCCTCTGTACGGCTGGACCTACAAGCGCAACGAAGCGCCGAAGCCTGACGACGACGTCGACCCGTTCAGCCAGGCCGAGCAGCTCGCCATCTTCGAAGCCTGCCGCGAACCGGCACATGCCAACCTGTTCCGCTTCGCCTTCTGGACCGGCCTGCGTACCAGCGAGCTGGTCGCCCTGCGCTGGGGCGACATCGACTGGCTACGCGGCACCGTGAGAGTATCGCGCGGTCGAACGACCGCAGCCAAGGAAGACGAGCTACCGAAGACGCGGCGCAGCGTGCGCGATGTCAAGCTTCTCGCACCAGGGCTCGCCGCGCTCGAAGCGCAGAAGGCGCTGACCTTCCTGGCCGACAAGGAAATCTTCCTGAATCCGTACACCGGCAACCCATGGGGCGGCGACCACACCATCCGCACCGCCTGGACCGGCATCCTGAAGCGCGCCGGGGTGCGTTACCGCCGGCCCTACCAGACCCGCCACACCTTTGCCAGCATGATGCTGACGGCCGGCGAATCGCCGATATGGATCGCCGCCCAGATGGGCCACGCAGATACCGGGATGATCTATCGCAAATACGGCCGCTGGATCACCGACGCCGCCCCGCAAGCCGGCACCAAGGCCGTCGAAATGTTCGCAGGAAAAAGCTGCGATAAAGCTGCGATAGCTAGCTGAATACAGATGTATTTTTAAGCCACAAATCACGCTAAGTAATTGATTTTATGGCGGAGAGGGCGGGATTCGAACCCGCGCATGTCGTTTATTCATGCGGGTTTTGCGGCTATGCTGCGATATTCTTGCGATACGCGGCCCAAAGATGGCGCCGCCAGCTGCCGCTGGTAGCGATCATGCCGAGGTGGCGCAGCGAGTTGCTTTGGTGGCCCATGCCATCATCGGATCACAAAAATCGACCACCAGACGCGCCAGGAGTTGTATTGCATGGCGGCAGCCGCACCGATCAGGTGGCGCGAAATATGCACCAGACGCAGCAGCGGCGGATGCTCCGCTTCCCATTGTTTCAAATTGACGATTTCAGCGGTCATCGCGGCGACACCACTGCTCGACGATGCCGGCGACCATAACTGCCGCTAAAAATAGCGCTCCGAACAGGAAGAAGCCGAGCATCACCCATCCAACCGCATCGCTCACTGCTGCTGCGTTGATGTGCAGGTAGCTCATTTGCGGCCATTCCCGTTCTGCCCGTTCATTCCGTTCTGCCCCTGGATCGCCGAGATAGACGCTTCTGTTCTGGCCTGGCGATCGTAGATCACCCGAAGTTCCGCAGCCTGGTCGCGCATGTAGGTACGCATCTCAGCGCGAAATTCTCCTTGCTCGCGGGCGTACTGCTTCAGCTCGACGGCGGTGCGTTCGGCCGTCAGGTATGCCCCGCCAAATGCGGACAGAATGCCAACCACAACCGCCGTCCCGATCGTCTGTGTATTCAGTACCTGCGGCGCGGTCATCCCGAACATCACGAACTGGTAGATGGATTCGCGGATGTTGTTGTTGAGCTTCGTGAGCCAGGGCATGTGTTCCATCATCTGATCAATCATGTCCATTCCGTTTCTTGTTTTTTGGAAAATAATGGTCGGCCAGAGCTTGCTCTTTCGTCGCCCATCTCCGCACCGCAACAATCCGGTAGTGCGTCACGACGTAGTGACCGTTGAATATCAGCACCAAGTCGTCCGGACTCCAGCGTTTGTTCTTTGGGGGGCGATACTCGATGCTACGAAACTTCCTGATGCCGAGGCGCTCCGTATGGCCAAAATGCGGTATTAGCCCAAGGAACGAATGTGACCGACGTATCCAGATGTACGTCTTCCCCCGCGCCCCGACCCACAGGGCCATCGCTACGATCCAGCAGTTGAGCCGAGCGCGGTAGGACATTCCTTGTTACTTCTTCTTGCCCTTGACGGCTTCAGTTGCTTCGCCGTTGAGGTTGCTCATTGCCGTCAGCAGATGGCGCTCCATTAAAAGCACCTGCTGCTCGCTGAGTCCGTTGTACTAAAGGTCAGTGTTGTGAAGCTGGGTGCCATCGGCGGCAAGCAGGGTAAATTTGAACTTCGCGGTGACGTTTTCCATTTGATGCTCCTAGTAGGTGGTGCTGCTTTCGACTTTCCGCATTGCAGCGGCGATATGCTGCGTCGCTTCGAGGACATGGACGCGGGTGATGCCGAGTTCAAACATCGGGCGCTTCAGGATGCGCTCACCGTAGTTTGAGTCTTCGATATTGTCTGGAAGGTCTGACACATCCTGGCGCTCGGCATCAAGCAGCACGGTCAAGCGGGTTAGGACGCTCTCTAGTTCGGCGCCGATCTGTGCCAGGCCGGCACGACGAATCTCGTTCATAGCTGAATCCTCTCGATGTACGCTTGCAGGAAGTTAGCGGTCACGGTTGTCTCGGCGCAGTCCGCTGCAACTCTTTCGGGAGCAGGTATTGGGTCGGTACTGGTTTGAGCATGTCCGGATGAATCTTGGGTGGGCGCGGACAATCCACCGCCACTGGAACCTCTACCGGCTGCGTCGCGCACCCGTTTAGCAGCATCAGCACGAACGACGCCAATAGCAGTTGCCCAACCCTTTGCAGTTTCATCAGCAATTTGCGCATACTCAGCCTCCTTGGCTTTGGCATCTGCTCTGGCAATACGCCCGATTGCATCCACCTGGGCGATCACCGCCTTGTGTTCCGCTGCGCACGTCGCCAACTTGGCCTCAAACTTGTCGGCCTTGCTGTCAGCGAACTGCCAGAACAGGAATGAGCAAGCGTTGCTGAAGATCAGGAAGATGATCGTGTAGAGCGGGATCGGGTTCAGGCCAAACATAGCGCCATCTCCTTCTCGCGTCGCTTGGTCAGGCCCGGAAGCGGGACAAGGACCCCACCGACACGGGCCTTATTCCAGCGGGGGAGTTGCGCACAAGCGGCGGCATAGTCGCCCTGCTCAAGAAAACCGGACGCTGTGCTGTCGCAGGCTACCTTCGGGCCAAGATTAAACACAGCATCCGCAAAGGCTGCATGGACGTTCTGCGGAAGATTCGGGTGACAACGCTCTACCTGCTCTACTGCGGCTAGCATGTCAGTAGTCAGTAGAGCTTTACATTTATCGAGGTCGTACTTGACATTCTTTTGCACGTCCGACCCGGTATGCCCGTAACAGACAGTGAGCAATGCCGGATTTGCCAAATCTTCGTAGGCCCACTGCCGCAGCCCCTCTGCTGGGATGACAATGGCCGTAGCCAGCGCAGCAACCGCGGCGATCCGGTTATTGCGCGGGGTCATTGCACGTCACCTTCCAAGGCGGAGTTCCGATTTGCGGAGGAACCGGACCGTAGAGATCGGGCGGGCCATAGACAATGCCGGGTCGCTCCAACACCTTAACCCTTGATGCGATCAGAGAAACAGCCAGTTGCAGTTCGTCTACTTCCTTCATCAACTTTTCGATGCGCTCATTCTTTGTCATCTTTGGCCTCATTCTGCGCAAGGATGCGGGCCACCAGCGCCAGCGCCGTGATGACACCGACCACCGCCGCATACAACCCGGTCGGGAACTGCTTGGCAATGGAGTCACCGGCAATCGCGGCTACCGACTCCAGCCCTGACAGGACGGCCGCAAGCGCCATGAAGCGAACGCTCCATGCTTTCTTGACGACGAGTTTCCAGTCCGGAAGCAGGGCCATGCACAGTCGTTCCATGTATGGGTTGGTGCTCCGAGTATCCAAAAGCAGCAGAACGGCTGCCTGTGAGCTGATTTCAGCCGTTGGTCACACCCAGCAAACAACCCCGCTCGCACAGGCATTGAAGATCACCGTGCCGGTGATCGGGTGGTAGGTGGCATAGGGTTTGACGGGCGCCTCGATCAGCGAGACGCTGGACTGCCAGGCCGGAGTCATCGGCCGGTGGTAGTTGGTGGCCGTGTAAATATCCCTCGGTCAGCCCATAGAGACGATTCGAGTACCGCCAGAACCAGAGGCCGACGCGAAGCCGGCAGCCTGTAAGAGAAATTCAAAACCAGCAAACCTTGGCCGTATCAACAGCAACCTGGTCCGTGTGCGGATGCCATGATGCATGAAGATCAGCAATATCGATCGCGGTCGTCTGAGTGGCGAGCGAAGGCGCGTGAACGGACTGCGTGGAGTAAACGTCAGACGATGGGCCATAGCCGACCTGGCGCGCCTGCGTGACAAGCGCCATCACCGGGTTCTTCCATCCGCTCAGCACCGGCTCGATCAGTGGCATCAGGTAGGTTGAGCGCTTGTAGGCTACGGTGCTTGCTGTGTAATCTTCCCAGGGAACCAGCGGGTCCACATATTCCCAGGTGAACGTGTAAAACGTAACCGTGTCGTCATAGCCGTCCTCAAGATCGCCAACTACTGGATGCGGAATGCTTGGCAGAGCGGTCGGGCCAACAGTAGAGTCAGAAAGCGTTGCCGCATGGTCATAGATCACGCTGGTGCCTATTTTTGACTTCAGGTGTTTGGTAACGACGGTATGCTTCCAGCTCTCAAGCAGGCCGGAAGTCGCGTTATTGCTCCATGTCGTCGTTTCTGTGCTTGTATAGGCGTATTCCTGACCAACCAGCCGCAGTGCGTCAGCGTGGAATCCGGCGCCAATGTATTTAGTGCCGGATTCCAGATACTCGACGATTTTTGTCTTCGCCGACGTAACCGTATAGTCCTGTCCATCAGGAACCCACGTGAATCCAGAAACGGGTGCCGGCGCCCCGTTGTCTTCGGTCAGCGCACCATCGACCCAGACACGCGTCCGATCATAGGTCACGCCGGTCGGCAGGCCAGTGCTGTTGTCCTGCTGAAAATAATGGTCAACCATCGTTTCCGTAAACACGCCGTTCGTCGTCGTTCGCGTCTGCCTGGCGATACACGGCCGGCCTTCATACTCAATCAGCTCATTGCCAACGGTCAGGCCATAGCCGGCAGCACTCGTATCGACATCGCCCGACAGCGTCAGCCTGAGAAGCGACTTGCTGGTCCCGATCACCGCCTCGCTGCCAGTGCTGTTCTGGGCATGACCGGTCAGCTTGTCAGCAAAACTGATGCCCCCCCATATTTCAGCCGGAAGCATGATCGACTGGGCCGCCGACCATGATTGAGTCGTACCGTCGATATGACCAAAGCGCCGCACCCTGAGAAAGAAGCCGCCCGTCGTGAACGAGTCCTTTTCAAATCGGACAAGCCAGCGCTTCTTGGTCGAGTCAATATAGAAAACAATGGCTGAGTTATCGATTCCGATCGGACCGACAGGTCCATAGCGCCCGCCTGAAATCAGCGCGTAATTTAGCCATTCACGACCGGCCGAAGCGTCGGCGGCTTCTTCGTCATCGGAACGAACGACCGCCGGCTGACCGGGCACCCTGACCATGACGCAGGAGCCATCAAGCGGCGCCGGGCAGGTCTTCGTCGCCGCATTCGGAAGCGTGATACTGCCCGCCTTCCACAGGCCGTGGAATGGCTGTCCGAACAGAATTGCCCTGTCAAATCCGGTCGGGTTTAGATTCACGTGGGCTCTGCATAATCAATTTCAACCGTACTGCTATTGGCGTCGGTAAAGTACATCTTTTTGATCGGCTCGATCTGCCAGGTGATCATTCCATCGGTCGACGTAATTATCTGAGACGACCAATAATTGCGCCCTGAATAAGCGGTTTCTACCAATGGGCTGGCAATCGACCCGGATGAACCGCGCGCCAGAGGCGGGCTTGATCCGCTGCGCGCGGGTATTGCCGGCGCCACACGCGCAGCCGGCAGTGTTTTTTCTTCGCGGGACGTTTGCCCGGCGCCGCCTTCTGTGAGCAGGCGAAGGGCTTCGGTCAAGTCTTTTGCCATTTCGGCGCCCTATAGTGTAATGGTAAAGACATCTTCAATCAGCGGCGCGCGGTACGTCCTGGTGATGGCTACCGCAGCCTTTGCACGCTCGGCGTCCGCTACGCCAGGGAAATCTATGGTGATCACCTGATCCTCTCCAAATAAACCGTTCCACGTCACCTCCGGGGCATCGAGCGCGGTCGTGGCGCCATCGCTGGACCCGTCTGGAGCAACTGTTTCATCTTCAGGGTGGGTGACACCAACGCCAGCCACCGAGCAGATCGCCAGCTCGAAGTCGCTTACAGCGCGCCCGCTGTCCGGCTGCAAGCGATGGACAACCCGCGCCACTTTTCCCTTTGCCAGCACCCCGGAGGCATCAACGGAAATCGTCTTGTCAACATCGATGGAACAGTTCAGCGGCACCGAAGCGGCGACGCGGTTACGCCGGGCAGACGCGAATATCTTGACCTTGGCGATCGCAATCAATACCTCCATTGCCGCCTCGGCGGCTGCTCGATCGCTGTCGGTAGTCAGTGTCACGTTTGCCGAATTGGTCAGGCCGACGACGACCGGCGCCAGATTCTTCGGCGGGATGGATGAAATCTTGTTTTTATAAAGCAGAACATTTGTTTCGACGGCCACCGGATCGCCATACTCACCCTGCAGCGCGCCCGTCATCGTTTCACGAACCACCCCGAGCTCGGCAATGCTGGCTTCGTTGTGAACGGTAATCGTATAGGTTTCGTCAATGTCCTGCCCGTAGTCGAAGGCAACGACGATTGAAAACCCAAGGCACAGCTCCGGGTCAGTAGCCGGGTTCGGAAGCCAGACGCCAGCGGGTGATCCGCCCGACCCTGGGATGACCTGAGCGGTCGTCGGCAAGGCGATCCAGTCCGCAGAAACTACTGACCCGCCCGCTTTCTCGATCGCGGCCAGCGTAGCTGCACGCTGCAAAAACGATCCGCCATCACGAACCCAGTAACCGAAGCTGGTAGAGTGCAGCGCAAGGTAGTCGTAGTTAACTTCATACCCCTCGGCCTTTTGCCGTGGAAAACGATAATTGAACGTCAGGTCGACGCGGTTGGTCAGCCCGGCCCGTTCAGCCAGCTGAGGCGCGATACTGCCTTCGATGATTTCGTCGGCGGTGAACTCAAGATCGGCAGCGACCTTGGCCGCCCATTCTGTCAATCGCAGGTCGCCGACCGGCGACAAATCAACGCTTGCCGGCCGCGTCGACAGGCGGTCCTGAGCATAGATATAGGTCGAGGCAGCTGCAGAAAATACGGCAGCAGACCATAGGCCGCCTACCAGCGTATTTATTTCCGCCTTGCTCAGCGCCGCCAGACGCCCCTGCAGATCATCTGTACAGCGCAGCTTGAGCAGGCGCGTGACCATGTCGACGCTTGGCAAATCAACAATTCCGGAAAACAACACACGGGCATCGGTCGGGACGCCCGTGTGCATATTGACAAATCGCACGATCACAGGCTTGCCCGTCCAGCCAGGCACATCGATAATGCTGCCGGTGGCCGGACAAAGCGTCAGATCGGCAATGCGGGCCGCGCCTTCCTCAGCCTCGACCACGACTTCGCCAACCACGTCGGCGCTGAGATCAATCCCGTTTACCAGAACCTGAATACCCCATACGCCCGCCACCGTCCCGCCATCGGCCGCCGTACCGCTACCGCCCGGCGTTGCCGGCGGCCCGGAAAGAGGCGAACTGGCGATGGGTGATGATGCGATCACGGCGTGCCGAAGAGTTCTGTCTTGATCATGATCCGTTCAGCGGTGAGCCCGCCTGACACCGTGGCACGCACTGCTTTCTCGTCGGTTGCCACCAGCGCTGCCAGCGACATTGTGATTGTTGGCGGACCAGACCGTGTCGAGTAAATCTGCGTAAGCGCCTGGGTGATTACCAAAGTCGAACCATCAATGACCAGCCAGCGCAACTCGCCGACATAATTCCCGTCAGTCGAGTCAACGACGACGATAGTCAGCTTGCCGGCGATCAAGTCAGTCGAGGCATCAGGAAACTGCATCGTATCGCCGTATGAAAACAGGCCTACATACGACAACAGCGTGTCACCGAAATAGGTCGGGAATCCATTCGGGTTTCCGTATCTTTGCGACCCGCAACAGAAGAATCCGCCGCCGCGGCTTTCGGTGTTCCCAATCACTGCCGAATTTTCATGTGAGGCAGAAGCGCCAAATCCAAGCGCAACAGAGCGCAGAGCGCTGCTGTTCGAGTTCATCCCGACAGCCATGGCAGCCGACCCGGTAGCATCAGCACGATAGCCGACAGCCGGTGTGTCGCCGATGAAAATGTTCTGCGAAACCATCGACAAGTCAAGCGCGACGGCGAATACATCCTTCTCGCCGTCAGGCAGACTGATCTGCATGGCAGAAAGATCATTGTCTTCGCCGTCGATGTATCCATTGAAATCCGACGACATCAACACGAGGTCTCTGGTCAGCTCATAACCCGTTTCGTCGAAGTTGTCCTGAACGGTGCCCAGGCCGATTTCAAAGATGTTGTCAATCTGTACGCGATAGATGATCTGTCTTCCCCAGGCCATATCGCCAAATGCAAAATAACCAGGCACCGCGCCATCCAGCGCCAGCGTACCGGTGCCCGTTGTCTGGGTAGTTTCCTTGACATTGCTTGCGTGTTGCATCAAACCTCCTCTGCGATGAGTTCCCAGCGATACGACGCATCGCCCTGGCTGCCCGACTCGTGCGGGCGCATCAGCCAGACGGTCGGCGCCGGGTAATAGCTGACCATGTACTCCAGCGCGCCGGAGACGGCATCGCAGGTCGCCACGTTGCCGGCCAGCGTGATCGGGGTCGAGAGCGCCCGGCCCCCGGCAATGATGGCCGTGCCGAACGGGGTAAATCCGCTATCGCTGCGGCGCGCCGCCGGCAGGGTCGCCTGGCGGGTGGCGAAGACCGCCGGCACTCGCTTCGGGGTGACGCAACCGAGCACGTGCTGCGCCGAATAATCGAGGCCATCGAGGCCGGGCGGCAGCCAGCCGGCGCCACTGGTCGTCACCTTCAGGCGCTGATAGGTCATCTGCTTGATGCCGCGGCCGCTTGCCGCGCGCAGGATGGTCTCACCGCCGAGCGGTTCGTATTGCTGGTCGATGTCGAGCGCCGCCAGCTGGGGGATGCTCATGCTGCCGATCAATAGGCTCATCGCCCGCCCTTTCTCAATGCTTCACGGCGGACGGCATCGACCAGCTCGGCGGCGACCGAAGCGCTGGCCTGCATCC